CCGAAGACGAGAGATCGGCGTTCGCGCTCTGCACGTACAGCGCCTGCACCGAAGTGCCGACGGTGAACGCGGTGCCGACCTGCACGCGGGCGCGGCGACGATCGCCGATACCCATATTCGTGTTGGCCGACAGCAGGTCGATCGTGTTGGTGGAAGTGGTGGTCGCTGCCGCGCCAGTCAGGGACTGGTTGTTGCTGCAACGGAGTTGTGCGTCGGTAATCATTGTCTTTCACTCCTAGAGGGGAACGCCGAAGCGCTCCCCCGTTTCGTTGCAGGCGGGTTTACACCACCTGGGATTCCTCAACATTGAGGGCATCTACGCGCTTGATCGGCGCTTCGCCGAACATCAGGACGCGCTTGCCCGCCATTTCATCCCACGACAGGAACGCGCCCTTGCGGGTGAGCAGCTGGCGACGGAGGAACGAGCGGATCAGCTTCGGCATGTAGAAGACCAGCCGCGCGCCGGAAGGTGCCTCGATATTTTCGAGAGCCTGGACCATCAAATCCATGATGTCCTGGCCGCTGTCCGGGTCCTTGGTCAGCAGGTCGAGATCGACGTTGCAGATGCGAACAGCTGCACGCCAGTCCTTGACCATCAGGCCGCAGCGCCACGTCCAGTGATCGCGATAACCCATGTACGGGTTGCCGCTGGCATCGAACAGGACAGCAGCAGGCGGGATGCCGTCGCCGCCCGAACCGGCTGCGTTCGTCGCATCTTCATGCTTCAAGCCGCCGACGGTGTTCTTCGGGTACAGCCCGGTGATGGCGTCTTCCTGCCAACCGATCAACCAGATCGAGCGCAAGCCGGTGCCGGTGCCGCCAGCGTTGATGACGTTGTTCGCGGTCTGCGAAACAGCGGTCGACAAGCTGTTGTAGCGCGGTGCCAGCCCCGTGAAGGACTTGGCGTCGGCGGCCACGTTGCCGTAGAAGATATCGCGCGACAGCTTGTGCGCGAAACCCTGAATGTGCGGCGTGGCTTGCTTGATGCGGAAGCCGTTGACGTTGCCCGACAGGATTGCCAGTTCGCGGTCTGCCTGGCTGAAATCCTCCAGCATGGCGCAGCTTTCTTCGATCTGCGTGGACGCGCCCTTGGTGATGGGAACGCCTTCGTTGATCGCGCGATAGCTGGGTTCGGGCAGCACGGTGCGCACGGCATCGCGGTGGCCGGTCAGCAGATTGCCTTCGCGCCAGGTCATGTCTTCCAGCAGTTCCGTCGCCTGGGTCAAGACCTCGGCGATTTCCAGCTGGCTGCCATCGGGTGCGATCTCCGCGATGACATCGTTAAGCGTCGCTACGCCCGATGTAATAGTCGCCATAATGGCCTCCTGTTATCCGCCCCTGCCAATCAGGAACTGGAACCGTAAAACTTTTCTTCGCGCGTCAGGGGCTTGGGCTGCCCGCCGCCACGTTCAAAACTCATATCTTCGCTGATCGCGCGCCCTGCGTTGAACAGAAGCCGCATCATCGCCGGGTGGTTGCCCATGCCGGTTTCGTCGAGGAAGCCGCGAAACTCAGGCCCGGCCAGCTTGTCGATCGCCTTGGCGGCGATGGACTGGACTTCGCGCAGCGGCTTGCCCGCAAACCCGTTTTCCTCGTTCGCGGTGACGGCTGCGCGGGTTTCGTCAGCCCATGCTTTCTGCTGCGCGGCAACGTCGGCGTTGACGCCATCCATGACCTGCTGCGCGACGCGCGGCAGCACGGTTTCGGCATAGGCGGCAACCAGCTTGCCCGCACCCTCGTTCGACAGGCCCAGTTCCTTGAACAGCGGCGTGACGGCGGCGAGCGCTTCGGCGTCCAGCACTTGGCCTTCGGGCAGCGCTACTTCGTAGTCGCCTTCGGGTGCGCCGAACAGCGCAGCGTTATCGGCAGGCTTGTCGCCATCCTTCTCGCTATCGTCGCCTTCGCCCGACTTATCGGCGGCCTGATCGTCTCCCGTGGCGTCTTCGTCGACACCAGGTTCAGTCAGCAGCGTCGTAGTCGAGGACGGCGGGGCTTCCGGCGCGGGGTTCCCGCTCGGCGGGGTTTCCGTCTGGGTCGTCGAGTTCGGCAGTTCTTCGGCTGGATCGGCCATTTTCGGGATACTCCTTTAGGGCTGAGAGTTCGGCTTGCAGCACTTGCAGCAAGGCATCCGGTTGAGCGCGCTCAATCGTCCGCAAGACATCGAACCCCAGCGACCTGCGCCCCTCTAAAAATTGGAGGTGACGACCATCGGCCCCGTAGGCACCTGTGTGCATACCGGAGGTTTGAAAGATTGTCGAGACGAAACGCTTGAAGTCTTCGCGCAGCATCAGCGCTTCGACATCACGCTGGGCCAGTTCGGCGCGTTTGCTCACGCGGGCATCCCCGTGATCTGGTCAAGCGCGGTCTGGCCGCCCCCGACGTTGGTGCGCGACAGCAGTTCGGCGGCCTGCGCGCCATCCCGCAGCGCGGGTGCCATGGCCGCCATCTGCGCCATCTGGGCCTGTTGCTGCATCTGCTCTTTCATCTGCTCGACGACCTCGTCGCTGCGAATGATTTTGGGCGGCGTGCCGGTGCCAGCCGCGAACTCGTCGATCGCCTGTTCTGCGTCGAACTTGATACCGGCATCGGGGAACAGCCCAGCCACAAAACCGACGAACCGGGCGGCGCGCTCGATCGCCGTGTTCTGGCTGGCGCGCTGCGCTTGGGCGAGCATCGACACAAACTCGATCACAAGCGCGCGGCCTTCAAGGTCGGGCGGCGGTGCCGGGATCATATTGCGGTTCGTCAGGATCGTGTAAGCGCGTTCGACCGCGACTTCGAGCTGTTCGATGTTGACGCGGTCGACGACCGGACCAAGCTGCGTGTACTTCTCGTCATTGCGCAGCGACATTTCGAGATCGTTACGCGGCTGGACGCCTTCCATGTCGCTGATCGACCGGAACAGGTCCGCATAGAAACAGGACGACACGTCCTGCCGTATCTCGGCGCGGCTTTCGCGGATCGCGTTCAGGGTCTGATAGTCCGGCCGGAAGATCGGCTCCAAGCCCTGCAAATCGTTGGCCGATGCGAAGGTGAACGAACCGGGGTCGAGCGACATCACCGTGGAGGACAGGCCGGACGGCGCTTTCATCGGCGGCTTTACAAGCATGTCCATCGCGCGGCCCTGGCGGCGGGCGGCCAGCTGCATTTCGCGCAAGTCAGGCAGCGCGTCGAAGCCGGGCGCGCAGTCCGAATAGACATCGTTGCCGACCGTCTCCCAGCGCGGTGCCCAAAACGGCTTGCCGTCATAGCCCGATGACCGCAGCACGCCTTGCTTTTTGTCGCATTTTTCCTCCCACCACACCGATCGGTAGCGCTTGGTGTCGCTGCCCATCTTGGTCGGGTCATAATCGCGATTGCGCTCGATCGCGTGGATGACCGGCACGATCGTCTGCAAATTCGATTTCTCGTAAGCGCGTTTGACCTGCGCGCTGATCTTGTCCTTGTCGAAGCCCGCCATCACTTGGGCGACGGTCAGGTTCACCTGGCGATAGAGCGTGTCGGTGCGCAGCCCGTCATCGGTGGCGATCCAATACTCGCCAGCGGTCAGCGGGTGTGCGACCGCGTCATATTCCATATGTTCGAGCATGACGGTTGCCGACACGCCGAAACAGCCCAGCTCGCTATAGCCGATCTTGAAAGCGTCATATATGCCCATCGACTGGAACAGGCCATAGATCGCGGTTTCGACCTGGGCGAGCCATTCCTTGACCGCTTGAAACTCGACCAGTTCGGGGTCTGTCGTCTTCAATTTGAACCACGGCATGGACGACGGCGACAGCCCCGACTGCATCCCGTAAGCGAGAGTGCGCGCCGCGCGTCGACCGTGGCTGTCATGCGTTGCCGTGTTGGCGCGTCGCCGGTTGTGGTTCGACGCGCGGCGATCACCGAGGAAGTCGGATCGACCGGGCAGCGCGAGGCGTGCGATCTCGGCCCAGTCCGTTTCAAACGGTTTGCGGACGCCCTTCATCCCATCAAGGCGGCGCTCGCACTGTTCGCGGATCGTCAGGTCAGCCATTCGGTGCCTCTATCTTGTCGCCGACCCAAATCTCGACCCAAATCTCGCCCCAATCTTCGGTATCAAGCATCGCCCACCGCGTGCCGTCCCAGTGCGCTGGTTGCAGTTTCTGCCGCCAGTCGTCAGCGTCGGTGTCCACGTCGAATATCGGGATGACCCAATAGAAGCCCGGTTCGCGCTCCATGTCAGACCCCCAAGACGTTGGACGTGGATGGCGCACCAAGCGTGCCGCCCTTGCTCGCGAACACCATAGCAGCAGGCCCAAGGCGGCGCTTCTCGCGGTTCGCGGTGGCCAGCGTCGCGTCGCCGTTATCGGGCAGCTTGCCAGCCTGGCGAACCGGAACCGGATCGGGCTTTTTGATGCTGGGCGCTGAACACACAGGCGGCTACTCCAATTCCTTGAGGCGCTGGGCCTCCCACGATTGCCCTTGCACGACAACGCCTGCGGGCAGCAACGGCCCTCCTACCAGCAATCGACGCTTCGGGGTAGAGATATTCGCCATCACGACCGCGTCGCCTTTATCGGTCGACCGCATGAGGCGTTTCTTGATCTCGTCCTTGCTTTCCATCTGGATGCCGCGAGCCGTTATCTTGTAGGTGATGGCCGCGAGATCAGCCAGCAGTTCGGTGTCATCGGGCAGCGCGATCGGGTCATCAGCCAACGGGTCGAGCGCTTCCATGAACCGCCAGTACATCTCAGCACGCAGGTTCACGAACCGCATCAGGCCGGTGCGATCCATCGCTTGGCTGGCCGCCGCATTGTTGATCGCCTCGACGTGGATATTGTTTTCGGTCAGGAAGTCATAAGGCGACGTGCCGATGCCCGCTACGTCGAGGTGAACAGGCGCGTTGTCTCGCAGGTAGCGCAGCACCTGGGCGGCAGCGAGTTGGCCCGATCGCACGTCGACGCCCTTGATCGCAACGAGATTGTCGAACCATTGGCCATGTCGCCGGGAGATTATCATCTTGTCCTTGCCGGTCGCGCCGAGCGATGACCCCATGTTGCCGCCACGCGCAGCGTCGACGCCCATGCTGTCCATCGGCTCTTTGCGGTCGCGCGGACGCCAGCGATCCATCGCCGCTTCGATCCATGACGTGGGGATAAGCTGGTTGGCCGCGTCTTCGACGCCTGCCCCGAAATCGCCTTTCAGCATTTGTGACCTCAATGGTTCGGGCAGCCCCTGCAACTGGCTCATATATCCGGTTGCCATGTAATAGGGATTGTCGGTGACGCGCGCCGTGATGAAGGTGCGCGATTTCGGGTGGATGATGTCTTCGTCGGAATAATCGGCAGGGTCGAACGTGTAGACGGGCTGGCCCTTGATGATGACGAAGGCATCGCCTTTCCGCTCGACCGGCAGCTCGAAATCGGGATTGTCGCCGACGGTGGCGAACCAGCGCAGCTCGCCATCCTTCGCCGGGTTGGGGTGTTTCTTGTCGAGCCATGGCGCGAAGAACTTGATGACCCATCGGCCTTCCGGCGTCGTCGGCGGGTTGAAGGTCAGGACAGCGCGGCACCGTTGCTTGGGGTCGGCCGACCGGACCCAGCCCAGCACATAGCGTACTTGGGCTTCGCGCATTTGGCAGGTCTCATCGAAAAATTTATGATCGTAGTCGATGCCCTGCTGCTTTTCTTCGTCGCCCTCGTTCTCCATCCCGGCGAACTCAATAACGCGCTGTATTCCGTCTTTCC